TGCAACATCTGTTGACGTTCAATACGCAACTGCATCAGTAACTTTTAAATATGGTCTTTATAAAATCTTCAATTATGAACCTGGATGAAATTCAAAAACTTTGGGAAGAAGACTCAAAAATTGATGAAGACAATCTCCACACAGAATCCACAAAGATTCCAAGTCTTCATGCAAAGTATTATAAGTTATTCAACAACATCCTGACTCTAAAGAAAGCTCAGGAAAACAAATATAAAATTTTAAGAAAAGAAAAATGGCAATACTACACAGGTAAAGCAGAACCTGATGTGTATGTAGAAAAACCATTTGATCATAAAGTATTAAAGAATGATTTGGACAAATGGCTAGATGCAGACGAAGATTTAATTAAGTGTCAAACCAAAATGGAATATTACCAGATGATGTTGAATTATCTGGATAGTATTATTAAAACTATATTAAATAGAACATACCAGCTAAAAAATGCCATTGAGTGGCAAAAATTTATTAGAGGTTATGACTGATATTGTAATTGCGAAAAAGAACGAAGTTTTTCTGAAGATTGAAGCGGAACCGCATATTTACCAGGAATTATCGGAACATTTTACTTTTGATGTACCTGGGGCTAAGTTTATGCCTCAATACAGAAGTAAGTATTGGGATGGAAAAATTCGTCTTTTTTCAACACATACAGGAGAAATCTACGTAGGTCTTCTCGATAAGGTAGTTTCATGGGCAAAGAAATGGGACTATAACGTAGAATTTAAAAACAATAAGTTCTACGGAACTCCTCTAGAAGAGAATGAGATGATCTCTTATGAAGGAGTCAAAGATTATATGACTCGGATTTCTAAACATAAACCCAGAGATTATCAAGTTGACGCTGTTTATGATGCGCTCAGATATAATCGTAAACTTTTAATCTCACCAACTGCATCGGGTAAGTCTCTAATGATTTATTCTGTCGTTAGATATTTTGCAGAAAGAGATAAAAAAATCCTCTTAGTCGTTCCCACAACGTCTCTAGTGGAACAAATGTATAAAGACTTCGAAGACTATGGATGGAACGCAGAAGACTTCTGCCACCGCATCTACAGCGGTCGTGAGAAGACGAATGAGTTTCCTGTAGTCATTACCACCTGGCAGTCCATTTATAAACTGCCTAGAGGATTCTACGATGCCTTTGATGTAGTCATTGGAGACGAAGCACACCAGTTCAAATCAAAATCTTTGGTTAACATTATGACCAAGATGGACAATACAAAATATAGATTTGGATTTACTGGTACTCTTGATGGGACACAAACTCATAAATGGGTTTTGGAGGGACTGTTTGGTCCATCATATAAAGTTACCCAAACCAAAGAACTGATCGATAAAGGTCATTTATCTAAACTACAAATTAAAATTATTATTCTTAAACATAATCCACAAGTGTTTGAGAACTTTGAAGATGAAGTTCAATTTATTATTGGTCACTCAAAAAGAAACAATTTTATTAAAAATCTTGCATTAGATCTTAAAGGAAATACTTTAATTTTATTCTCAAGAGTTGAATCTCATGGGCAACCATTATATGAATCAATAAATAATTCGGTAAAGAATGGACGTAAAGTTTTTTATGTTCATGGTGGTGTAGACGCATCTGAAAGAGAATTGGTTCGAGAAATTACTGAGAGAGAAAATAATGCAATTATTGTTGCATCTTATGGAACATTCTCGACTGGTATTAACATCAAAAATCTACACAATGTTATATTTGCTTCACCAAGTAAATCAAGAATTCGTAATCTTCAGTCTATCGGAAGAGTTTTAAGAAAAGGAAATAATAAAACCCAAGCAGTTCTTTATGATATAGCTGATGACTGCACAAAAAATTCAAGAAAAAATTACACTTTAAACCATCTTATTGAAAGAGTAAAAATTTACAATGAAGAGAATTTTAATTATGAGTTTGTACAGGTAAATTTAAAGGAATGATGGAAGAAGACTTTTATGCAACAATAAAATTAGTTTCTGGAGAAGAAATCTTTTCCATTGTTTGTTCATCAGAAGAAGATGATGAAACTTTTTTGATTCTCAATAATCCAGTTACTATAGAAGTTATTGTAATGAAACAAATAGGAATGCAAGGATATAAAGTTGATCCTTGGTTAACATTTGCAGATGATGATACTTTTATATTACATATGGATAAAGTTTTAACAATAAGCGAAGTGAGAGACGAGAACACGATAGAAATGTATCATAAGTATCTAAATCAAAAAGATACAAAAAATGAAAAAGAAAAATCTCTACACATACAAACAGTAACCGAAGCAAGAAAAATATTTGAGAAGCTCTATAAAGAAGATATTAAAGATAGCTAATCTTTGAAACTCCACAGAGTAATTGTACATGTTATTATGGGGTATTGTCAAGAGTTGTTCATAATGTTATAATTTAAACAACTTAAGATAAAAGGGACTTATGGAACTATGCAAAAAACAAGAAAAAGATCAGAACACTATGTAAATAATAAAGAATTTTTAGAAGCAATCGTAGAGTACAAAAGAAAAGTTGCTCTTGCTGCGGAAAATGGAGATCCAAAACCAAGAATTACAAATTATCTTGGTGAATGTTTTCTGAAGATTGCTACCCATCTATCTTACAAACCGAACTTTGTTAACTACATGTTCAGGGAGGACATGATTTGTGATGGAATCGAAAATTGCGTTCAATATATACACAATTTTAATCCTCAAAAATCTTCGAATCCTTTTGCTTACTTTACGCAGATCATTCATTATGCGTTTCTCCGCAGAATCCAGAAAGAGAAAAAACAGATGGAGATCAGAAGTAAAATTATTGAGAGGTCTGGTTATGACGAAGTGTTCACGGTAGATGATGACTACGGCAACTCTTCCGACTATAATAGTATTAAAGATTCTATTCAAACAAAAATGTATCAATGACATTAGTCGCATGTGTGACTGACACCCATTATGGTGCCAGAAAAGGTAGTAAAACATTTCATGATTATTTTAAAAAGTTTTATGAAGATATTTTCTTCCCAGAACTAGAGAAAAGAAATATTAAACATTGTATTCACCTCGGTGATGCATTTGATAGCCGTAAGTCTATTGATTTCTGGTGCCTGAATTGGGCAAAAGAAAATGTTTATGACAAATTCCGTGATCTTGGAATTACCGTTTATCAGATCGTGGGAAACCACGACGCATATTACAAGAACACCAATGAAGTCAACTCCATTGAGTCCCTTTTAAGAGAGTATGACAACATTGTTCCTATCTCCAGTCCTGGTGAATACGATGTTGCAGGAATAAAGACCTTTATGATTCCCTGGATTTCTGCAGAGAATCAAGAAGAGACACTTGACAAACTTTCTAAGACTAAAGCAAAAGCTGCTTTTGGTCATTTGGAACTACAGGGATTTGCAGTTTATCCTGGCAATGTTCAACAACATGGTATGGAAACTAACGTTCTTGACAAGTTCCAAATCGTTTGTTCTGGACACTATCATACTCGTTCCAATAACGGTAAGATTTTTTATCTTGGCAATCCTTACCAGTTATTCTGGAATGATGTAAACGACAAACGTGGATTTAATTTCTTCGATACAGAAACTTTCGGATTAGAGTTCGTTCAGAATCCTTATACGATGTTTGAACGGATTTATTATGAAGACCAGAAACCGCAACTATTCAACACAGAACCTTACAAGGACAAGATCGTAAAGATTATTGTTCGTAAGAAGTCTGATCAACTTCAGTTTGAAAAGTTTGTTGATAAGATCTATAAGACTGGTGTCGTAGACATTAAGATCGTTGAAAATTTTGAAGTAAACGATGATGATGTGGAGTTTGATTCTGAAAAAGTTGAGGACACGATCACCATTTTAAATAAATACGTTGAAGACTCTGATTTTGATCTCGATAAAGAAAAGGTCAAAACACTTTTGCGAGAAGTCTATCAAGAAGCTTGCGAAATGGAATGATATGTACATGGTAACACCATACGGAGATGAAGACGGAGCTTACGCTATAGTTGACACTTATGGTGAAAAAACATTGTACTTTTTTCAAGAAGAAGACGATGCAGAGAGATTTGCAGGACTCCTTGAAGCCGATGATCATCCAGATATGGAAGTTGTAGAAATAGATCCAGAACTTGCTATAAGAGCCTGCCATCAACATAATTATAGATATTTAATTGTCACTTCTGATGATTTTGTAGTTCCACCGAGAGAAAATTTTTAGTATGTTATCTGTACATCAGCATTGGGATCCACTTAAAGTTTGTGCCGTAGGTCGTAGTTATCCTCCAGAATTTTATAGTTTTGTAAAAAATTCAAAAGCTCGTTCAGTTTTAGAACGAATTGCAATAGAAACCGAAGAAGATTATCAAAAACTAATTTCCTTATTGGAATCTTTTGGTATTACTATTGTTCGCAACGATATTTCTGACAATATTGAAGATCATTTTTGGTGTGGACATTATTCACCTCCACCAATGACTCCTAGAGATCATACTGCAATGATCGGAAATAAATTTTTTATGCCTGGATCTAATTATGGTGAATGGCCATTTAATTATGTTACAAATTTTATGGACGAGTTTAATGATATTTTTGACGCAAGAGATTCTGGGAAAAAATTAACAGTCCAACAGAAAGAAAATATATCTCGTTCTATTAGAAATAAAATAGAATCTTATGATTGTGATTCACATGTACGAAATGCAATTCTTACTACACTAAGATCTCTTGTTAGATCAATTAATACAAATCCATTATCCACATTTCCAAATAATAAAAAATTTAATACTTTTTCAACTATTGAAAAGTTTTTGAAGGATAGTGGAAACGAAATAATATATGATACGTATATTAATGCTGCAACACTCAGTAGAATAGGTAAAGATTTATATTTTGGAACAGTTGGTAATTGGGATTCGGAAGATCAAATTTCATCCGATTATCTCCAATATGCAGAAAAATATTTTTCTAAAGATTATAGAATTCATAAAGTTGATTCAGCTTCTCATAGTGATGCTGTGTTTACTCCTGTTAAACCGGGATTAATTGTCACTTTGGAAGATAGAGTATCTTTTGATAAAACTTTTCCTGGGTGGGAAGTCGTTCGTTTACCCGAACAAAGTTGGTCAAAAGTTGGTCCATTTTTGGAGTTAAAGGAAAAAAATCAAGGAAAGTGGTGGGTTCCTGGTGAAGAATTGAATGATGACTTTACAGATTTTGTAGAGACTTGGCTTAGAGACTGGGTTCTTTATGTTGAAGAAACAGTATTCGATGTCAATATGTTGGTTATTGACGAAAAGAACGTAGTATGTAATAATTATAATAAGAAAGTCTTTGATGCCTTCGAACGTCATGGAATTACTCCCCATGTAGTAAACTTCAGACACAGATACTTCTGGGATGGTGGTTTGCATTGCATCACCACTGATTTACATAGAGAAGGCACAATGAAAGATTATTTTCCTGAGAGAACTAAAGGTGATTGTATTTGATAAAATTCGTTGGAAAAATTTCCTGAGTACTGGAAATAATTTCACCGAAGTAAATTTTCAAGATGCTAATACTAATTTAATTGTAGGGACTAATGGTTCTGGTAAGAGTACTATTTTAGATGCTCTTACCTTTTCTTTGTATAATAAACCATTCCGAAAAATTAATAAACCTCAACTTGTAAATTCAGTAAATGAAAAAGACTGTGTAGTTGAGATTGAGTTTTCTATTGGTAATCGTGAATATAAGGTAGTTCGTGGAATCAAACCAAACATCTTTGAGATTTGGATCGATGGAAAACTTCAAGATCAGGATGCTGCAGCTGCAGATCAACAGAAGAAACTAGAAGAAAATATTCTCAAACTAAACTATAAGTCTTTTACTCAGACTGTTATTTTGGGATCGGCAACCTTTGTCCCATTCATGCAGTTGACTTCCTCCAATCGTCGGGAGATTGTTGAGGATCTTTTGGATATTAAGATCTTCTCTACGATGAATAACATCCTGAAAGATCGGATGCGTAAAACCAATGAACTCATTCGTGAGTACTCAATCAAGAAAGATATGGTTGAGGAAAAGATTGAGATGCAAGAGAACTTTATCCGTGATTTGGATAAGAGTGGTAAAGAGAGAATTGGTAAGAAAGAAAATAGTATTCAAGAAATAGAAACCGAGATTGAAGAAGTCACTGATCAAAACGAGACTCTTTTATCTAAGATTGATACAGAACTCCAACCTGAGTTAGAGAAACTTAACAATTCAAAGTCAACTCTCAAAAAACTGAATCAACTCAGAGCCAAACTGGAACAAAAGATACAAACTTTGGTTTCTGAACACAAATTTTTCCAAGAAAATACGGTTTGCCCTACCTGTACTCAGAGCATTGAAAATGAATTTCGCTTAAATAAAATTGTAGATATTGAGGAGAAATCCAAAGAACTCAATGACGGATACCGAGAGTTGGAGGATGCGATCAATGTAGAGCAAGAGAAAGACGAACAATTTTTATCTTATTCTACGGAGATTAACAGACTCAACAATGACATTTCAAAAAACAATGTTAAGATTACTGGGCTTAACAAACAAATCAGAATACTCAGAAACGAAATTCAAGAAATTGCCTCACAAATTGAAAATAGAAATTCTGAAAGGGAAGCCCTTGACAATTTAATAAAAGATCTCGACACAATAGAAAAACAAAGGTCTACAGAAAAAGAACAAGTAAATTATTATGAGTTCGCTCATTCATTGATGAAGGATGGTGGAGTAAAGTCTAAGATCATCAAAAAGTATCTGCCTCTTATGAATCAGCAGATAAACAAGTATCTACAGATGATGGACTTCTACATCAACTTCACATTGGATGAAGAGTTTAAGGAGGTTATCAAGTCACCAGTACACGAAGACTTTAGTTATGAATCGTTTAGTGAAGGTGAGAAGATGCGTATTGACCTATCTCTCTTGTTTACCTGGCGGGACATTGCCAAACTCAGAAACTCGGCCAGTACAAATCTTCTCATCTTAGATGAAATTTTTGACAGTTCACTCGATGATGCAGGGACAGATTTCTTCACCAAGATCATTCGTTATGCAATTCAAGACGCTCATGTGTTCGTGATCTCACATAAGACCGATGACATCATGGACAAATTTGACAAGGTGATGAAATTTGATAAAGTAAAGGGATTCAGTAAACTAGTGTCATGACCACTCCAAACTGGCAACACCATTCCAAGAAGGAACAGAAACGAAAACTTAAACCGCAAGCACTGAGGGCCCGAAAAGAAGCCCTTAGACACTTCAAAAAGCGTCACATGAACCGCTCCAATGGGGCGGTTTCGTCGTATTATGGATTCATACGAAACGAAGTCCATGTCTGTTAACCACGAAGTCAAGGGTAACCTAGCCCGTCTCCTCGCAACTGAAGATCTGGTTGTGGAACACAAGAACGTCTCCACTGCATCGTTCAATGTTGATACTCGTGTTCTGATCCTTCCGATGTGGGAGAAGGCTTCTAGTGTTGTCTATGATATGCTCGTGGGTCATGAGGTGGGTCATGCACTTTATACCCCTAACGAGGATCTCCCTAAACACATTCCCCATCAGTTTGTGAATGTGGTTGAGGATGCTCGTATTGAAAAACTGATGAAGCGTCGGTATGCAGGCCTGAACAAGTGTTTCTATGGTGGTTATCAGGAACTTCATGATGAGGACTTCTTCCAGATAGAAGGTGAAGATATTTCTACTTTTAACCTGGCTGACCGTGCAAACCTTTTCTTCAAGGTTGGTAACTATCTGAACATCTCCTTTACCGAAAAGGAAACGGAGATTGTCAAGATGATTGCTTCTTGTGAGACTTTTGTTGATGTGATTATTGCAGCAGAAGAACTCTACAAATACTGCAAGGGTGAAGAACAGGAACAGACTAAGGTTGGTTCTATGGATAACCACGAGAGTAATGCAGGTGGTTCTGATCCTGGTGATTCTGCAGATCAATCCCTCCAAGAGGATTCCCCTCAAGAGTCTGGAGAGGGTGGCCAGGCGTCCTCTGGCGATCAGTCTGATCAACAATCGGATCAACCCTCCAAGACTGGTTCAAACCAGGGTGGCGAGTCGTATGATCCTGAAGTTCGTACCGCAGATAATCTTGAAGAAGCCCTTAGAGATCTTGTTTCCAACTCCTCTTTCGGTGAGAACATCTATGTTGAACTTCCCAAAGTAAACCTTGATACTGTTATTGCTTCCAACTCTGAAGTTCATGCAGAGATTGATCGTTGGTGGAAACTGAGTGAAGAACGGATGCCTGATGAGAATCTTTTCGGGCAAGTTGATAAAGAATTTATTCAGTTCAAACGTTCTACACAGAAAGAAGTAAACTATCTGGTCAAAGAGTTTGAGTGTCGTAAGGCAGCAGACTCCTATGCCCGTGCTACTACTGCCCGCACTGGAGTTCTGGATTGCACTAAACTTCATTCCTACAAGTATAATGAAGATATTTTCAAGAAAGTTACTACTCTCGCAGATGGTAAGAATCACGGTCTAGTTTTTGTTCTGGACTGGTCTGGTTCCATGTCTCGTGTGATGTTGGATACTATCAAACAACTTTATAATTTGGTTTGGTTCTGTAAGAAAGTTGCAATTCCTTTTGAGGTTTATGCATTTACTCATGAATGGCGTCGGAATGACTATGATGAGGATGGTAAGTGGGTCAAGATAGATCCTCATTACACCAAGAAACATGGTCTTGCTCAAGTGGATGAAAGTTTCTGTATGATGAACCTTTTTACCAGTAAGACTAACAATCGTGTTCTTGAGACTCAGATGATCAACATCTGGAGGATTGCTTGTGAATTCTCTGCAAATTATAATAACGTTCCTATCTATCAACACCCCAGTCGTTTGTCTTTGTCTGGCACTCCTCTGAATGAAGCTCTGATTTCTCTACATCAGATCCTTCCTAAGTTTCAGAAGGAGAACAAACTCCAGAAGGTTCAGTGTGTTGTTTTGACCGATGGTGAAGCTCCTCCTCTGAAGTATCATAAAGAGTTCAAAGGTCGTTTGAGTTATGAGACTGATGAAGTTTATATCGGCCTGAACCGTATTGATGGATATAACTCGTTCCTTCGGGATCGTAGGACAGGTAATACCTATAAGTTTGGTCACGAATATCATGAGTTCAGTGATGTTCTTCTCCGTAATCTCCGTGATCGGTTCCCTGAAGTGAACTTTATTGGTATGCGAGTTCTTGAGTCTCGTGATGCAAACAGTTTCATCCGCCGTTACTATGGTCATTCTGGGAATGAACTGGATAAAGTTACTTCTGACTGGAAGAAAACTAAGTCTTTCTCTATCAAGAAGTCTGGTTATCATACTTATTTCGGTCTTTCCTCCGCGGCTCTTTCTCAGGACACCGAATTTGAAGTTGCGGATGATGCAACGAAGACTCAAATTAAGTCCGCGTTTGCAAAGTCTCTAAAAGGAAAGAAAATGAATAAAAAGATTCTTGGCGAGTTTATTGAACTTGTCGTCTGATAAATATTTAAAAAGTATTTTGAAGATGGATACCCTACAAAGAAGAGCTTTAGAGAAACAAAAAAAGTTAGAAGAACAACAACTGGCAAAATCTTTCGAATCATATCAGGTGGTTCTTGAGTATCTTCTTGATGAGGGTTTTGCGTCTTCAGAGGATTCTGCAGATAAGATTATTCTTAATATGAGTGAATCTTGGTTCCAAGAAATTCTTGAAGGCAAAGAAGACCGTGCAAGAGATAAACGCCAAGAAAAAGGTGGTATGTCTGCTAATGTAGATTACAGTAGACCACCAGCTAAAAAATTATCTAACAAAGAGTTGGGTATTCCTGAGATGTCTGATGAAGAAAGAGAAAAAAGAAAGGAACAAATGAAAGCACATCTCAAAAAAATGAAGATGTGAGGACACTTGAACAACCTACACAAGGGGGCTTCCAGCCCCTCTTTTTTTGTCGTATTATATCTTCAGTGAAAAACACACAACACAATGCCTCGTTCCAAGATGACTGATGATCAAATCCTTGAGGGTCTCAAAGCTTCTTATGGATCTGAAATTACTTCTGGAGATGTCAAAGCCTACTGTGCGATGAATAGTCTCTCCTATCCTACGGTCACTCGTCGTCTGGATTCCTATAAGGTTTCCCGTGGTCGTTGGAATCTGGAAGTAACGAAAGAAACTATTCAAGATTTGGAAGTATCCTATAATTCTCCTGCAGTTATTGCTGCAGTTCAACAAAATCTCATTCCTGAAAAAGATGATACCTTTGTCCAGTTTGGTAATTTTAAGGACATTAAAAAGATTATTTCCAGTCGTTTGTTTTACCCTACCTTTATCACTGGTCTTAGCGGTAACGGGAAAACTTTCGGTGTGGAACAGTCTTGTGCTCAGTTGGGTCGTGAACTGATCCGTGTAAATATTACGATTGAAACTGATGAAGATGACCTTATCGGTGGTTTTAGGCTTGTTGATGGGAACACTGCATGGCATAACGGTCCCGTCATTGAA